TTTTTTTTGGTTCGCTGGCGGCAAACGGTAACACGACGGGTAGCTCGAATACGGCAATCGGAAGCCAAGCCGGATATGGTAATTCTACGGGAAGCGGAAACGTTTTTATCGGTTATCAGGCTGGTTATTATGAAACGGGTAATAATAAATTCTTTCTGGGCAACAATAATTTAACGCCGATGTTTTCCGGCGATTTTGCAGCCAAAACTCTTGCGATTGACGCGACCGTTACGCACCGGCGACTGATACTTTTAGCAACCGGCACAACGAGAACGCTTTTGACATCGGAAAGCAATGCAACCGTTCCGATTTCTAATGCCACCGTTATACTTCCCGCCAGCACCACCGGCGTAACTTTTTCGTTTATATGCACCGCTTCGACTTGTCGCGTAAATATGCCGACCGGAACGAATCTCTACGGACTAAGCGGAACCAGTCAGCTTACAGGGTCAGCCAGCTACATAACACTAGTGCAAGGGGCGTCTGTTCGGGTAACAGGATTAGACGCAGTAAATTTATTATTTACTGAAATATCAAACGGCACGCCGACATACACGCCGTAATTTTATTTACAAACTAACCGGAGGGAAAATCAAAATGAAACAATTAACGACACAGGAAAAACAGGAAATCGCGCAATCGGCAAAAGAAAATTTCGACGGCGATGTTGCCCTTGCAAGCGCGGCGCACGTTCACGGCGTCGGCGTCGTCAAAAAAGTCGGCTCGCAGATTGTCGATTGGTTTGAAAAAGAGGCGATTCAAAAAATCGAAACGCAGGTTGTGAAATACATCGCCAACAAAGCAAAACGGGCGAAAAAATAAACGATTTCAATTGCTACTAACGGCGAGATAAAAAGGAAATGATGAACGTATCAACCGGCGGTTTAAATTTTCTGAAGCGACTTGAAGGCGAAGTCTTCAAAGTCTATACGGACGCCGCCGGATTTCTAACGGCGGGCGTTGGACATCTTTTAATCGCGCAGGACAATTTGCGCGCCGGTCAGCAAATATCGAAATCGCAGAGCGATGCTTTTTTGCGCGCCGACGTGCGGCAAGCCGAAACAGCCGTCAACCAAGCGGTCAAAGTTCCGCTTTCTCAAAATGAATTTGACGCGCTTTGCAGTTTTACGTTCAACGTCGGCATCGGTGCTTTTAATAAATCGACGCTGTTGAAAAAATTAAATGCGGGCGACAGAACGGGCGCGGCAAACGAATTTGCGCGCTGGAACAAAGCGGGCGGCAAAGTTCAAAACGGGCTTGTAAAACGGCGCGCGGCTGAAAAGGCACTTTTTGAAAGCGGCGCCGCGGGCGGCGGCGGCGCGCAGAGCGGCGCGGCGCAAATCGTGCCTTTAATTTTAATTTCGGGCGTGCTGCTTTTTTTTTAATTTCGGACGATTAGAAGGGGAAAAATGCAAGAGAATCTTTCCACAGTTCAAGCGTTGCTCAATATCAAAACCGGAACGCTGATTGCCGGACTGCTCGGCGCGCTCATTACGATGCTTAGAAAATCGGAGGGCAGCCTTCAAGCGCGCGTTACGGGCTATGTGATAGCAATAGTTTCGGTTTTGTATTTCGTGCCGTTTCTTCTGTGGTTTTTTGATTGGAAATTCGGGCTGGTCTTGCACAGTTCGGCGGAAAATCTTTTGTCGTTCGTCTGCGGAATGCTATCACAAACGGCAACGGAAAGTTTCGTGGATGACCCGCTCGGCAGCGTTTATAAATGGACGAATGGTTTTCGACGGCTAAAGCGAATTGTCTGGAATGGCGAAAACGAGCCGATAAAAGGAACTCCCGAAAATAATAGCGAGGTGGAAGAAAAATGACGGATTTCGGCGTTATCTTAAATGTAATTTGTTTATTGACCGTGTGTTTCTGGGCGTTTTATAAGGCGCATATCAGCAAGCGGTTTATAAATAGATTTTCTTTTGTGTTCATTGGTCTGGCTTGCACGATAATAATTATTTCGCACGTCGTGTCGAGTAATTCGACGCTTTTTTATCAAAATTATATTTGGCAGCGGCTCTTGTTCAATGCTTCGCTGGCAAGTCGCTGTCTGGTTGATTTTTATTGCGAATACGGCAGTTTCAGGTGGAAAGGGGCTTTCAGAAACAGCAAGCAAAAAATTCTCCGTTTGACGAAAGGAGTTTGAAACTATGGTTACTTTGATTCAATTTGCGGGCGGCGCGAAGATTCCGCAAAGTTTAACTGCAAACGCCGCGAAAACGGTGAAAATCGTCAACGAGATTTTCGCCGCCTTTCCCGGTAAATTTAAATTCAATTCCGGTTATCGCGCGCCCGCGCATAACGCAAAAGTCGGCGGCGTTTCCAATTCGTATCATACGCAGGCGGCGGCGGCTGACATCTCGCCGCTCGACGGCAATTTTCCAAAATACAAAGCGGGCGTCATCGCCGTTCTGGACAAATACGGTTACGAGCTTATCGACGAAAGCAGAAAGCCGGGCGCGGCGCATTTTCATATCGAGCCTGCGCCGAATAAAAAAAAACGTTAGATGTCGCGCCGACGGACGTCGAGCAAATTGCCGGTAAGTCGATTATGGTTTTGAGCGTCGCCGCGCTGCTCGCGTATATTCTTTTCTTCGACGATTAAATTTTCTCCTGTTGATTCTTCCCCGAAAGAACTAAAGCCGCCGAAATGGATTTCGGCGGCTTCTTTTTTTTTGAAATTTATTCAGATTTTAAGAGTTTTGAATCTTTTCTGCTCGGATTTAACAAATTTAATGATTTCTTGAAAATCCTCCTCAAGTCTAACTAAATCTTCAATTTTATGCTTAATTATCTTATTTACTTGGTTTTTTGTAAGCTCAGGGCAAGCTATATCACGTTCGGCAATCTTAATTAAGTTTTTAATAAGAGATTTTAATTTAAAATCTGCAAAATAATGATTGTCAATATAAACCATTGTTCTAGCATCCCCAAGAAATGCGGCTTTTTTTCCGCTTGGAAAGACAATAATTGATAAATCTTTTTTTAAGATATTAAAAAAATTGTTTTCAATGTCATCTTCCAATTTAGAGATTTTTTTTGTTTCGGCTTCAGTTCGATTTTTCATTTTTATTAATTCCTGGTATTTAATTACCTTCGACACCCTTCAAAAACGCCCTGCGCCGCTTTTTTACGGTTTAAGGCTGTTCGTGATAGCCCGTGATTGTAAAGCGTCATCAATGCCACGTCGCAGCGCAAGGCAACTTCGGTTAAAGGGAAACGCTCGGCAAGCTGTTCGGCGCGCGTCAAAATCGCCTCCGAAATCGGTTTTCTGCCCGGTTTTTTTCGCGGTCGCGCAGCTCGCGCGGCGCGGATTTCGCCGCGCTCGATTTCCCGTAATTCCTTTAACTGTTTTTGCACGTCCGATATGCGCCGTTTGATGTCGCTCATAAATTTGATAAATAATTCTCCAGATTCGCTTTCGTTATCATCAATCGATGATTTTTCCCTTTGAACGTTTTCGCCTTCGCCCGTAAATCTCCAATCGATAAATTAAAAAGGTTTGCCGCTTCGTCGAGCGGAAAAGTTAAATTGCCGTCGAAGATTGATTTTTTTGCGTCGGCTTCGGCTTTTTCGATTAACGCCGTTTCCATTCTCGCTTTTGAATCGGACATCATCAAAGAATTATTAAAATTTGTGTCTGTCTGATTTTGTCTGATTAAATTTGTTTGCATCGGTTCGCCCTCCGTCATCGGGACGGCTCGCAAAGTCTCGCCGCCCTTTTCCTTTTCAAATTCGAGCAAGTCGGAAATCTTGTAAAACGTTTTCCGCTCGCGTTCCATTTGCGCGATTTTTCCGACGTTTGCGCGCCGCTCAAGCGTCTTTTCCGTAACTTCCAAAGCGGCGGCGGCTTGCCGTTTCCAAAGCCATTCGTCGCCGGTTCTGTCCGTTTGTTTCAAATAATCGTTTAATTTGCTTTCGCTCATTTTTTGTCTGTCTCCTAAAGTCTGAATCGAACGAAATTGTTATATCAGACTTTATGAGACAGACACAAGCGAAATTTTATTTGCTGTCTGTCTTAGACTGTCGCGCCGCTCGTCCAGTCCGTTTGAATCTTCGCGCGAGCGTGCCGGAAATATATTTGCCCGCATAAACTCGCGGCTGATTCCAAACTTTTGATTTACACTTGGCGCAGCTTCGCGGCTCGATAAAATAATCGTTCTTTTCACCGAACGGTTTGGACTTCCACCAATGCCCGCATCGCTCGCAAAAACATTCGCCTTTTTGTTTGTTGAAACTCATTTCGTTTCTCCGCTCGTCGCCGGTTAGTAGCGATTGAAACTAAAAGCGCGGCGTCTGATAACTACGATTTCAAAATGTTAATTACAGACGCGCGGCTGATATTTGCTTTCTTCGCAATCTGCGTATTATTAAATTTTCGCGTGCCGTCTGCTTTCGTTTCGCTCGCAAGGCGGCGAACGGTCATCTTTGTAAGTTCGGTTATCGCCGGTCTGCCGTGCGACAAGCCTTTTTCTTTTCTCGAAGCGATTCCGGCTTTTATTCGCTCGCGTATCGTATCCCGTTCAAGCTCGGCAAAGACAGCAAGCAAATTTGCCATTGCTCTACCGATTGGCGTTGTAAAATCAAGCGATTCGGTTATTGAGACGAAGCCGACGCCCAAAGATTTCAAATTGTCGAGCGTTAAAATGATGTCGCTTGTCGAGCGTCCGAAACGGTCGAGTTTCCAAACGAGAATAATATCTATCTCGCGCCGCGTCGCCGCTTTTAATAATTCTTCGCGCTTCGGTTTATCTTTCGCGCCGGAAATTATTTCAGAGATTTCTAAAACTACCGTCCAGCCGCGCGCGTCCGCATACTTCCGCATCTGCTCAAGCTGCATCGGCAAAGTTTGCTGGTCGCTGGTTGAAACTCTCGCGTAAATTCCGACGCGGCTTAAATTCGGCATAGTGTCAAATAAACTCCGAAAAATTCTATCTCTGAAAGCAAGCAAAATCCGACATCTGAAAAATTCAATCTGTTACCGGCAAGGGTGTAGTTTTATGACATCGGACGCACTGCCTATTTTCCATATTGTTTTAATTGTTGGGCGTAATTTTTTCTAAGTTCTTCTTCTGACTCATCAACAGCTAGGTTTATTATGTCCAGCCGTAAAAGTGCGATTTTCAAACTTTCCCTTGTTTGCATCATTTCATTGTCTATTCTTTGAATAAGCAAAATTAACCCGTCTCGGTCAAAATCTTTTAATTTTAAGTGGCTTAAGTCTGTTTTTTGTTCATCTTCTAGATTTAGTTTTCTGATTTCAGTCAATATTTTCATTTTCTTTCTCTCCTTCTTTCTCAATAATGGTCTTTATTTCACCAGTTCAAGCAGTCTTTCCTTCTCGGTTCGGCTGACCGCGCGAATCGAATAAAGACGTTTCGGAAAAATCTTATTCAGACGATTAACGAGCGGCGTCAAAGTTTCGGATTTATCAAATTCGATAAATCCGATTGCCGTTTTTTCGCCGTGTCTGCAAACGATTCGATATTTTGTAATTGCTTTCGCCATAAATTTACAAGCCTATTGCTTCATCAATACGGTCTGCTAACTCTCCGTTTTCGTTTTGCCATTGCCTAAACCCTTGAACTTCGTCGGGAAAGCCTTTTTCTAATAATTTGAGATTTATCGGGTCTGCCTTCTGAATCGCATCAAATAACGCCGTGTAAAAACTGCCGTGCAAATTGAATTGCCATTTAATGAGTTGCTTTTCGGCGTTCGTCCAATCTGGGGAAATTAAGATTTGTGTTACTTTTTCGTTCATAAATTTACGCGGCTTTTCTAATGTAGTTTCGGCTGGTTATTACTTTGAAGCCGTCCTCAAAAACAACTAAACAACTATTAAATTTTCCTCGAATCAAAACATTGCAAGGCGTTCCTTTGCGTTCCGGCAATCGGGTTTTAACTCTCCAAATGTAAGGAAACACATTCATAAATTTACGCGGCTTTCGGCGGCTCGCTCGCCCGTTTCAAAGTTAATTTAATTTTCGGCTGCTCGGTCGGCGCGGCGCGGCGGTTAAATAATTTGTCGAAGTGCAGAATTTTAGCCATTTCCTTAAAATTTCTGCTTTATAAATCGCCTGTAAGCCGTTTTCCCGTCGCCGCGCGGCTCGTATCATTCCCGCTTTTATTGAGTTTTACGCAAAGCGTGATTCGGCGCGGGCGTTTCGGTTTCGATTGTGTAACTAATCTACGGGCGCAATTTCTAGGAAATTATCAACTTGTCTGCGGTTGTTTTTGTCATAAACTAATATCATTACAGTTGTGCAAAATTCTTTATTCTCAAAATCTTCGGTTTGGCTCGCAATGCTCGTTTCACCGTGCGCCCTGAATTGTTTATATGCTTCCTTAAAGAGTTCCGGCACGGATTCGTCTAAATCTTCAAGTGTTTCTCCGATTACGCTCATTGATTTACTCCTTCATCGTTCCCAAAAGCTGATTAACGGTGCGGTCGCGGGCGGCGCGGGTGTCGCCGTGCGCGTGGTCGCGCTTGAACTGTTCAAGGTTTTTCTCAACGTCCTTCGTGAACGTCTGCGTTTGCTGACAGTAGCGGCAGCGGATTGACGAAAAACTTTTGTTTTCTCTTATTACGAAAGTCATAAAGTCGCTGTCTGTCTTAAAGTGTCGAACTTAAAAAGCAAAATCTAAAAATTCATAAACGGCTTTTTCTCTTACTGGCAGCGGCGCGGATTTGAAATAGTTTCTTTTAATAAATTCAAGCAATCTTTCGCCATAAACGCCGGAAACTTCGCCGGTTGAAAGTTTCTCTAATGCACAAACGGTTTCGCGTCTTTTGATTCGTGTTCGCGTTTTAAAACCTTTGCGCCCGGAAACGTATTGGCTGCAAAATTTTTGATACCAGCGCGCGTTTTGATTTTGGACGGCGCGAACACAATGCCCGGAGTGCCGCTTATCCTGCGCCGGAACTAAAACGACTTCCAGTTGCCCTTGCTCTAATTCATCGAGAAGGCTTTGCGCTACTTCGGCAATTCGTCGTGATACTCGCATTTTGAAACTTGAAAGTCGCTGTCGGTCTTACTGTGTCTGAACTACTTCGCACGTTTCAGCCATTGCCGAAACTCGTAAAATGCCCAATATAAAAAGTGTTTCATTAAAATCTAAGGCGTCGGTTTTACATAGTTTTCATCTTTTACTTGCTGGAAAAGGCGCAGACAACGCAAAGCAAGACAAAAACCGTAAATCGCCTGTTTATGACAATCTGAATTTACCGGCGAATAAAAAATATGCGCGCGGCGGTCGTATTTTTCAATCAATTCGACATCGTAGCCGCGTCCGATTGCCCGCAAGCGTTTGAATGTAATTTCGCCGACATTTTTTGTTAAATAGATTTTCATTCGTCTATAAATTCGGGAAATTCAGCCGCTAATTCTTTTTTAAAATGCGACATCAGCATTTCAAACGGCTTGCCTTGTTTTTGTTGTAGAATCCACGCGAGCGCGTCGCGGTAAAACATCGCGCCGATAATCGGATTTATGGCGAACTGTTCGGGAAATCCGGCGGCAATCGCTTCGTCGATTATCGCGGTTAAGTTGCCGCACGCGGTTTTGATTTGCTTTTCGTCTCTCATTGCCGTAACTCCGTCGTGATTTTCTGCCAAGCGTCCGGCGCGAGATAATGACGCGCAAGAGATTCGATTTCAGCTAGCAAAGAAATCAATCACCATTCTTTTTAAATAAACGCCGCAATCATTACCGTTATATGCAGCTATAAATTCCGCAAAAGTTTCATCAGTAAAATGAACTTTGACAATATAGCCGTGTTCAATCTCAATGTTTTTAATCGTTTTTCCTTTGCATTCTTCTAAATCGAAAATTTGTTTCATATTAAAATTCATTACGCAAAAAGTTCCTCGTCTGTCGGGCAATAAATTACCCGAAATTTATTCGCCGCGATGTAACATTGTTCGCGCGCCGAATTGCCGCCGATTCCCCACGCGGACATTCGACGGTTTAGCTCGCTGCGGTATGCGTAATCGAACTCGCTCTTTTTGTTTCGCAGCATTCCTAAATGCGCCTTGAAAAATTCCAAAGCAAAATCCGCGAACGCGAGCGAGTTGTCGCCGAACGCGGACTTTATCATTCTGTAATCGAATTGAAATCGCTCGTCCGTCGCTTTGCGGTCGAGATAGCCGAATTTACCTGATTCTTCGCCGCCGCGTCTGACGGCTTTTTCTCGCTTTGTTTTTGTGTGCTGGCGGGCTACGCGGTCAACGATGATTTTCTCTTTGCCCGCATCGAGTTGTTTTGCCGTAAATTCCGTGTGAGCTACAAATTCATTCGGCGTGCCGTGTAAATCCAATCGACGGACGCGATGAATCAATAAGCAATCTTCTAAATGGTCGAGATGCGCTGTTAAAGTCGCGGTTCTCATTTTGAGAAATTGAGCAAGCCCTTTTATATCGCCGTCTTCTTTCCTGCTCTTAACCGTTATGTAGTATCCGCGATTGCGAAGCGACGAAATATAGTTTCGCAAGCTAAACTGGTCGTAATTTATTAAGCCTCTATCTTCAAGGTATTCGGTTGCGAAGTGATTCCATAGTTTTACAAAGCCTTCGCCCGGAACATCAATCGAATAGACACTCGGGTAAAGCTCTTGATAGCCGCCGCGCTGCGGATAATAGACAAGCGCGCTCGGAAAATCTTCGTTGATTTTCTTAAATTCGACGGTCGCGCCGTCCTGCAATGTGATTGGTTTTTCGGGAAATTTTTGAGAGTTTTTTTGTTTGTCCGACATCGTTATTTTTTCCTTTACAAAATAAAAGACGATGCGCTACAATCAAAAGCAACACGGCGAGTGTAGCGTTTTTGAAGCGCATCTAGATTCAGAGTCAAGTATCCAGCTTGGCTCTTTTCTTTTGTCCGAATTGTATATTTATTCCGCGTCATTGGCAATTTATTTGAGAAATTGTCTTGCCGGACGCTGGTTTTAAAGGAAAGGCTTTGCTATTACAAATTTATTGTAATTTGCTATGATGATTTTACCCGCGCGGGTAAAGAGGCATCGAGCCGTTTCGATTACGTCGAGCAAGACAATATCGAAATTGAAAAGTTCAAACTGCGCTAACAGTTTGGCTTTTCCGATGCCTCAAACTTACCAAAGCATTAAATAAAAAACAAGCGAAACTTATTCCGCCGCCAAACCTTTCCTTTAGGTAAAGCATTGTTTCATACTTGAAACAAACAAATCAAGCAATTTCCCGCAACTTTAAGCCACTATTTTTAAGCGCACAACTGTTTAACCGCGCCGGAGTTTTCCACAGAAACGCGCCGATTTGCTGCACTCTTATTGTGCAAGAATAGAATCTTTGTATTCCCGTGGGAATACAAAGAATAGAATCTTTGTATTCCCACGGGAATACAAAGAATAGAATCTTTGTATTCCCACGGGAATACAAAGATGAATCCTTTCCTTATATTCTTAAAGAAAGATTATTTTTAAAGAAAGATTAAAGAAGCCACCCGCGAAAATCGCGTGTGGAAAACTTTAAGATTATCGGACGCGCCAAGCGCGGGGAACTTCCTTTTGATACGCGCTGCCGCGCGAAAATGCCAGAGCCGCTTTATAAAAAGATTGCGAACTGCGTGCCGTTTTGGTTGAAATTAACTCGAATCTGTGCAAAGATTTTCCCGCCGTAAATCAACATCACATTTCAGGAAAAATAATGAAAAGTTTTAAAATTCTTTTAGTTTTACTATTGCTTTGCGTTCCAGTTGCATTTGCTCAAAAGAAAAAATCTGCGCCTTCTCCGACAATTCAAACAACCCAAAAAGATTGCGCTCCGAAATTTACGCCCGCGAAAGTTCGCGCTTTCCTGTATGGCAAAATAATAAGAGAGATTCCTTACACAAACACAGATGTTGTAACGAGTGAAGGTGATTGGATATTTCAAAAAAAAGAAATAATAGAGGTGGATATTATTGAGACTATTTTTCAAGGCAAACAAACAATAGTCGTCGCGCAAATCAGAACGGGCGATGCGCCGGGCGCATTAAATCTTGCTTATCACGGTAGCAATCCTGAGCCTTATCGCCCGGTTTCGACGTTGGAAGGGCGCGTCAGATTAACATTTGAAGATGTGGCAGGTGAGCAAACGCTTTTGAAGATTGAAAATCTAAGTGTTAAATACACACTTATTGAGCAAACTGTAACTGAAACTCGCAACCCTTGAATAGTTTCAATAGCTACTTGCGGCAAGCGAGCGGAAAATAAAAAGGCGAACTGTTTACGGTTCGCCTTTTTATTTTGAATTGATTTTGCGCTGTCTAAACGGTCGCTAACTGTTTTTTCATAGATTTTTCAATCTGTAAGAGCTTCGCGCCGTCGTAGTATTTCATTTTGCAGCGTGGGCAAACTTCTGCTTTTACGTCGAAAGTAAATTTCTTTCCCGCCCGAGTCTTTTTCAGCGAAACGGTTTTCGTTTCGGTCAAAGTATCGCAGAAATCACAGTTGAGATGTCGCATAAATTTAATATAAATCGTAACAGGTAACAAACAAAACTTTTCCGTCGTCTGTGAAACGGCAAACTAACTCAAGCTCGATTCGGTCGCTTCCTTCGCCGATTATAACATATCTCGCACCGCGCGGGTCGTGCGTTAATGTCTCGGTGATTCGCCCGTTTTTCAAAACGATATTTAAATCCGAAGGCTCTAAAGCGAGCGATTCTAATTTACTTTCAACGTGGTCCGTTAAAATAAATTTACCTTCGCGGACTTTCTGCCGAATTTTTATAAGAATCGAAGCCATAAATTATCAAAAATACCTTTCGAGAAACAAAATTACACGCCAAAGAATTTCTAAGCAGACGACGATTAAAAATAATCGCATCGCCCGTAAATTCTCCGGCGTGATTTTTTCGCTATCCATTTGACAGGCAAAGCGCGAAAATTATCGCTAATTCAACGACACAATAAACGATAATAAAAATTCGTTTCTGATTTTTTCTCATTTTTCTTATTTACCGTCGGCTACCGGCGGCGGCGGCGCGGGAAACATCTGCGACATCGATTGCAGAATCATCCCGGCGGCGCGCGTGTAGATATTCCAGTAAAACTTGAACATCTCGTTTTGTTCGGGCGAAAGCGCGATAAAATCATCCGCGCCGAAAAAAACGCACGGTTTGAACTCGGTTTTGCCGGTGTCATTGCCTTTTTTGTCGAAAATTTTCACTTCGGCGGCTTGATACGTTCGCACTTTGGCGAGATTGATTGACGTTGCCGCGTCGATTGAAACGGGCATCGTTTGCAGAATCGGCGCGAAAGATAAAATAAACGGTTGCTGTTCGTCTGCCATAAATAAAAATTCTCCTGAAAATTAAAATTGCTTGCGGTCGATTTCGGCTTTTAACTCCGAATGAAACTTAAAAATCTGTGGTTTGCTCGTCTCTAACACGCCGAAAATTAAGCCGCGCGCGGCTAATTCCTGAAAAATCGAAAGCCCTTTCGCCTTTATTTCGCCGCCGATAAATTCTTTTAATTTCAAAAATGCATCCGTCGCGTTATGGTTGGCGATTAAATCGACGATGAAAACAAGGTCGGGAAAATCGGCTTTAAATTCTTTGAGCCAGTGTTTGCCGTGCGTTTTTTTGAATTTTTGAATTTCGGCGACAATGGCGGCGCGCCCGTCGTCGGAAAAAAAATACTTGTAGCTTTCGATTTGCGTTAAATCCATAAAAATCAAACGAGCGTGATAATCGGAAAATCTGCCGCCGTCTCCGTTGCCGTGCCGGTTGTTTCGGGCGCGCTTTGCGCCTCTGCGCCGTTTTCGAGCGTCGGCGCGTCTGCTGCATCAACTTTCGGGCGTCGGAACTGTTCAAGCGGATTTTGAGCCGGTTGTATCGGCTGCCTAACAATGTGCATCTGCGGCTTTGGCTGCGACGGCGAAAACAGCTTTGCCGCGACGCTGCTCAAACTCGATAACGCCATATCCAAAACGGTTTTTGTTTCTTCCGGGTGCGCCCAAACAAATTTGACGGTATCGATAACGACGCTGCCGCTTCCGGCGTCCACAGTTTCGGGCGGGAGTTCGAGAACGCCGTTTAATGCTTTTTCAACAAGCGGTTCGAAATTAAGGGCTTTATCCAAAACGCGCCATTTGACCGAATCGGTTGTTACCGGCTCGACTTGCGGCGGCGCGGCAATCGGCGGCGGCGCGGTCGTCAGCGCGGGCGGCGTGAAAATCTTTTGAAGTTTTTGAAAATCTTCCAATTCTTCAAGCGCCTGTTTTATCGCGCTTTTCGGCGGTTGATGCGAGGCGTCCGGCTGCGGAACGGGATTTTGCGCCGGTTGCTGCTGCTGCTGTTCTTCGGCGGTTTTGGTTTTTACGGTCAACAACGTTTTTAAACGCTCGCTCGGCTGCGGCGGGTCGGCAAGATTTATCGTCCACGATTTATTTTTCTGAAAGCCTTTCGCGCCTGTGCGCGCCTGAATGGTGTATCTGCCGCCGCCGTGCTTGCGCGTTATTTCGTCGTATAAATCGCTCGGCTCGCTCTCGTCCGTCCAGTAAATCGTATCGGTGTAGCTTTGACCGTCGCACGGTATCTGGAAATTCCCGGCAAGATGCTTGTCCGGCTGCCGCGTAACGACAAACGAAATGTTTGACGTGTCTGGGAAGCTGGCGAGAAACTGCGTCAGAAAATCTTCGCCCGCGTCGTCGTCGAATTTCGTTTGCGCCGTCCGCGTCTCGCTTGTAATTTCCGCGTCTTTTATCGGCAATTCACCGTGAAAATCTTCGCCCGCGTCGTCGTCGATAAAAGCGATTTCGGATTTTTTCACCGCGCGCGGTTTAATTTCGTCCGGTTCTGCGTCCATAAATAAAAATTATTTTTCCTTTTTTTTTAAGCGGCTCGCTCTCTGTGCGTTCTGTGCGTGCCTTGTGTGCTTTCTGTGCGTGTCTACTGCGAAGATATAGCGCAGTAAAACACGGGTCAATATACAAAAATAAAAAAAACTGTTGACACTTAAATTGTTGTAAAACACAGTTGGGAATTGTTGAAGCGGCGATTATCAAACGAGCTAAAAGATTTTTTTTAGATAGCTTCAATTTTCCTCACAAAAAACGCCGCTTCGACAACTTTTTTGTATGCCGATAAAAGGACGCATTTTGCAGATTTACCGCGACGGGCGGCGCTCGACATCGACGGCGCGGCTGCAATTACCGGCGGGCGCGCAGGGCAATATGCAGACGCTCTCGCAAATGGCGCGGATTGTCCGCGAAGATGCTGAACAAAAGGACGTTCGACGCTGGATAAAGCGCGACATTATCGGAATTGAAAACCGTTCCCTCGACGAACGCATCAACGCGGCGTTTGAGTTTTGCCGCGATAAGTTGATTTACACGCCCGAAGAAACTGGCTTTGAAACGGTTGCCGATTTGTGGAGCGCGCTTTATTCGCTGAACGACAAACACCCGTCCGGCGACTGCGCCGTAAAATCGGCGAGCTTGGCGACGATGCTCGCCTGTTTCGATTTGAAGCCGATTTTTATTGCCGTGCGGCAAGTTAAAAACGTCGATTGGTTTAACCACGTTTACGTTGCTTTGCCGTCGGGCAACGGGTATCAGTCGCTTGACCCGACGCCGCCGGAATTTCGCGCCGGCGATGAAGTCGGCAGCTACCAGAAAATCAGATTTCAGATTTTTAAGTAGCGATTGAAACTTTGAATTTTTGAATTTTTGAAAATTAAATTTTGTCCGGGCGGTGGTCATCCTGTCTCCTCTCGCCCGGACAAACGGAAAGGAACGCGGGCGAAACCTCAACCTTTTGCCCGCGTCCCGTTCCAAAGTTTTTTATAAAAATAGCTTCACCCTATGTTTATGAAACTCTACGCCGTCGGCTCGCTCGACGACATAAACATTTCAAATCGTTTTCCCGGACAAAATTTCATTTTGCCGACGGGCGAAGTTTATCAACTCGAAGCGCGCGACGAACTCGGCGGCGTCGGCTCGTTTTTCAAAAAACTCGGCGCAATCGCCTTGCCGCTCGTCGGAACGATTGCCGCGCCGTTCACCGGCGGAATGAGCTTGGCTTTGACGAGCGCGATAAACGCGGGCGGCGCAATCGGCGGCGGTTTATTGGCGAGCGCGGGCGGCGGCGGCGGGGGCGCGGGCGGACAAGCGAAAGGTCTTGCGGCGATTCAATCGGCAGGGCAAAAAGTGATTTCGCAATTCGATTTGCTCAATCAAAAAATCTCGTCCGGCGAGCTTTCCAAAACGGATGCCTACGCCGCGTCCGACCAGCTCGTTGCGGTTTTGTCCGATTCGTCGGCGTTCTACCAACCCAAAAAAGGCAAAGACGCCGAAGCTCTGGCGAATTTCAAGACGCAAGCCGCGCAAGCCGCGCAAAAATCAAAAGCTCTCGCCGACGCGCTCGAAGCCAACCGGCAGCAGCAGCAGCAGCAGCAACCACAATCTACCGGCGCGCGGCAAATGCAGTTGCCGACGGGCGAAGTTTATCAACTCGCCGCGAGGCAGCAATCACAATCTACCGGCGCGCGGCAAATGCAGCGCCGACAGACAATCGGCGACGCGGACGGCGCGGCGGCGGTAGCGGACGACGACGCTCTTATCGGCGGCGTCGGCAACCAAACGCTTGTATATGTCGCCGTCGGCATCGCAGCACTTTTATTTTTAAGAGGATAGGTAATTTTATGAAAGGATTTGATGACTTGATTGATTTTGATTGGTCGGGAAAAGGAAACGGAACGCAAAGCGCCGTGATGCCGGAAATTTATCAAGCCGATTTATCGCCCGCGCCGGTAATGCAGCCGTTAATCGCGCCAGTGCCAGTCTATGACTACGCGCCGCCGCCCGCCGCGCCCGTCGTTGTAACGGCAAGCGGCGAAACCACACACGCCGCCGCGCCGCCGGAAACAACGGCAGCGCCGACGATGCCAGCAGCAGCAGCGGCAGCCGTGCCGACCGCCGCGCCGGGCGTCGTCAAAATAATAAAAAACGGCGGCAACGGCGACGGTCAAAAAGTCAAAGTCGTGCAAGTCAAACCGGCGAACGGTGCGACGGACGCGGGCGACGAGTTACTTTTCGGCTATCCGCGCAATTACGTTTATATCGCGGGCGGCGTCGCCGTCGTCGCCGGTTTGTATATGTTTTCGGGCAAAAAATAATTTTACGGAGTGATTTTCTTATGAACGGATTGGGATTGAGTTTTAGAAATGTATCGCCGGATAACGGCGAACTTGGCGCGGTGCTGGGCGGCTCGAGCGGCGCTTTTCCGACGCCCGAACGCGGCTATAACAACCCGTATGGAGTGGGCGCGACAGTTCCCCCGCCGCCGCCTCTGCCCGTTTATTACGGCAGCAGCATCAGCCCGGCGACTTATCGACCGCCAACGGGCGGCGGCATCTCGTCAAAAATCGACGGCTACATAAACACGGGCGCGGGGATAATCTCGCAGTTTTTCGCGTCGCGCGGCAAATATCCGACGCAGCAGCTTACCGGCTCGCAGAACGTTCAAGCCGTCCAACCGGCGCAGGCAGCCGTTCAGATGCAGCCGCAAATTTCGCCGGGAGAAATGGCGCTAATGGCACAACAGCCACAACAGCAAAGACCGGGCGCGGGCGCGAGCGCGATTGAAACCGCAAAAGCGTTTCTCGACGGCACAGCCGAAAGTTTCGGCGTCAGTCCGACAACCTTAGTAGTTATCGGCGGCGTAGGGCTTTATCTGCTTTTCAAACAGCCGCCGAAACGTCGATAAATTTATTCGGACACGGTAAGACAGACACCGACAAAAAGCGTTATGAACGAGCAATTTAAAATTTATTATTACGCACCGGCGGCAAGCGCGGACGGCGGCGGCGAGCTTGGCGCGAATTTTAGTATTTTGGGCGGATTTAACCCGTTAGCTACCGTCGGCACGGCAATTACCCAAGCAAAAAAAGAAAAAGCGGCTGCGCCGAAAAAAACCAAAGTCGTAAAAACCGCGCCGGTCAAAGGGCGCGCGGTAACGATTTCGGGAACGCTGCAATATCAGGAATACTACGGCGAATTTGAAAGCTGGAAAAACGCCGTTTCCGACGAATTTAAGCGTCAGGGCTGGGTTATTCAAAACATCATCCTGAAAAACGCGAACACAATTCTTGCGCGCGAAAGCATAACTATCAAAGCGGTGGTTTATAACAATATGTCGCTCGACGAAATCGCAACGCGGGCGCGTAATTTGCTGCTTAATATGACCAATACGCGAATTTTTAAAACATACAAAGTTTTTGATGATGTTCGCCTTGAAGCGGTCGAAGGAATGGGCGCGGGCGGCGGGGAAAACAATCCGAGCGGCGGGAACGGCGGCGGCGGCGGCGGCGGAAATAATCCGAGCGGCGGGAACGGCGACGGCGGGAATGGCGGCGGCAACCAAAAAAGTTGGTGGGATACGATTAAAGACGAACTAGGGATTACTCAATTATCGACAACCACCACAGTTGTTGCCGTTGCTTTAATCGGAATAATCATTGCGAAAAGATAGTTTTATGGCGACAACGCAAACAAAAAAACTTGTAAAAAACCTTGCCGGATACTGGCTCGGCGGCGTTTGGCGTCCGTTCAGAAATTCGGACGGCTACGACCCTGCGCTTGCGGGCGATTTAGATACACCGGCGCAGCGCCGGGCGCGCCGGGCGAAAAACACTGCCAAAGCCGACAAAAATTTGGAAGCGCAGGAAACCGCGAGCATCGAGCGCGACATTTACGGAGATGCCGACAGCGACAAAAAAGGGAAAACGCTCGCGCAGTTCGTTCGCGCGGCGGGCGGCTTGAAAATAACGAAAAACGACGCGGGCGAACTCGCGCTCCTTAGCAGCAAGGAAAGCGGCAAACGAGGCTTAGTTTCAAAAACAGGCGGCAAAACGCTCGATTATATGTATCAAAGCGCGCTCGAATCCGGCTATCCATTAACCGATTTATACGATTTACTCGACAAGCTCGACGACGAAATTTCCGGCGGCAAAGAAACCTACGCGACGCACGGCAGTTTGAGCTATCGAGACAACCCGGCGGCAAAACGCGCGGGCAAAAACAGCCGTCAATCGTCGTTAAAGTTTTTCGACGAAAACGAAATTATGCCCGCGTTTATGATTCCCGAAGAACAGCTAAAAAACGCGCGATTCAAAAATTTGCGGCGCGAACGGCGCGACGGCAACGATACCTATTACCGCGATTCGATAACCGGCAGGCGGTATCTCGTTCGTGATAATCCGGCGCTCAAAATCAATCCGGGAAAATTCGCCGTCGGCTACAAAGTTACGTTTCCGGGCGGTAAGACCAGCCGCACGACCGGACTTTTCCAAACGCAGACAGACGCCGACAAATTCGCAAGTCTGCTTAAGTCTGCTAAGCCGCGCGGCTATAAAGTCTCGAACGTTTCAATCGTTAAATCGAATCCGGCGACGCTTCCAAAAACGAACGGCAGCGCGCTGTTAAATTTCGGCAGCCGAACCGAAGCGAAAGCGGCTTACGAGACGGCGGCGAAGCTCGCAAACGAGATGCGGAAAGTTTTCGACGTGGACGGCAACGGCAAAGTTACGAAAAAGGACGTTGAAATTTTGGAAACCGAAGCGAAAAAACAAACGGCAAAACCGAAGGAAAACGGCGTTTGGTCAAGATACCGCGAAGGGCGCGCCTATAAACGCGGCTTGAAATTTCAGGAAAAAGCCGAAAAGGAAAAAGCCAAACGCGCCCGCATTGCCGACCGCGCCCGCGAAAAAAAGGCGGCGAAATCCGACCGCGAGCGAGCGAGCCGCGACGCCAAACGAGACGCAGCGCAAAGACGACGCGAGGACGCGCAGGAACGCCGCGCGCAGGAAAAAGCGCAGCGCGCCGACGAAAAAGCGCGCCGTGCCGAAGAATCTCGCGCCGCCAAACAAAATCCGTCCGAAAATTTCTGGACGCAGCAGGCGAGCCGACTAACCGCGCTCGTCGCTAAATGGCGAAAGGAAAAACGTCCGGCGGCGCAAATCAAAAAGGCTGAAACTTTGAAAGCGAAAGCCTTGAAAATGTCGAAAGGCAAAGTAAATGCGACGCCGTATCGTCAAAACGGCTTTCTCGAAATGTTCGCAAATTTAGCCGTCGGCGCGGCGTCGGCAATACAGGTTCACGACCGCCTTAAATCCGAAAAGAAAACGGAAAAACCGGCTAACAAAAAGGTGGCGAAAAAGGTGGCGAAAGTTAAGAAAAATTCGGCGGCTTATGAAGCGTTTCAAGGCAGACCGACGGAAAAAACCTTGTCGCTCGAAACGCCGGAAACCGCGCCCGTAAATCTTTACTGTTTGGGAACTCTCTTTGAACTCAAAATCAAAGGAATTTCCGAGTCGATGAACTTCCGGCGCGAACACACAGGGCGCGACTACTTTGTTTGCGCGCACGAAAACAATCCGCACCAGCTTTGGATTGCGGGCGGGAAATCCGGCGCGACCGACGCCGCCTTAAAACGCGGCTACGTCAATTTAATCGGCGAAATCGTTTTTATCGTCTACGAAACGCAAAAAGCGCATTTAGACGACGACGAGCCGACCGGCTACATTCACCATTTCGGCGAAGAAGGCGGCGCGCGTCCGACGCTCGCGCTTGACCGAAACGGCTTTGCAATCGTCGAGGGCGGCGATTATATCGTTACGCCTTTTGGAATAAAAAATTAAACAGTTTTCTCTAAGTCTCAAAAAGTCTCACAAAATAAAAAGGAGTTAATAAAAACCTTATGACAGCAGCAGCAGCAAAAGCACCTCACAAATCGAACGTCAAAAACCCGTCGAATTTGCCCGTCAAAACAGCGGCGGCGGCGGCGGCGGCGAAACCGGCGGCGACTAATAAAATCAATCCGCACAAAAAGCATTCGGCAACCGGCGCGCGCGGTCAGGAATCGACGCACCGGAGAAAAAGCGTCGTTCGGCGCAACCCGTCGGCGAGCGGGCTTATTAGTATGCTCATTCTCGCGCTCGGCGGCGCGCTGACAATTTGCGGCTTCGATTTCGCAGTCGAAACCTTTGCGCCGCGAGTGTCCGGCGGGATAAAAACCGGCGCGAAATTTCTTGTCGGGCTGGGCTTTGACCATTTCGGCAAAAAAATACCGATTATCGGCGCGTATTCGGGAACAATCGCCAAGACGCTTTATGTTTTCGGTTTTGTCGATTTGATAAAAGACCACGCGATACCGCTTCTTTCGCCGTATTTGCCCCAAGCTCTGAATTTCGGCGCTTCGGGACGCGCGCCGCAGCTTATCGCGCCGCCGACGCCCGCCAAAGACCCGGCGACCGGCGAACTCGGTATGCTTCACCAAATGGACGACGGCAGCCAGTATTTACTGATTGACCAATCGGCGAATCAGGGCTACGGCTACGCTTATTAAAGAAAGCCGGTCAAACGCCAGTCAAAAACAAAACGAGCCGGTCAGAATTTCTCACCAAAATTTTGACCGGCAAACGCTCACAAAAAATTTAATTTTTCACCAATTAACCAAAAAAGGAGTTACTCACAATGGAACCAATTTTCAAATTCAAAATGCAGCCGGGCAACCCGAAATCGCCTGAAGGAATGATTACGCCGGAGGAAATCACACGAATGGCTTCGCAGGAATTTCTGCTTTTCAAAAGTCGCCTTGTCAACGTGCGCCACACGACGCGCTGGGACGTGTCGATTTACGAACCCGTGATTATCAAAGAGGGGACGTATAAAGACCTTTTCCGCAAAGGCGTCGGACAAGAGGAAACTTTTGCTACGTCGGACGGAGAATACAAAAAGAAAGAGTTTCACACGAATATGCAGCGCGGCGGCGAGTTTCCGCTAAATTCGCTCACGGTTATCTCTGATATTTCCGTCGTTAAAGCGTTCACGCCGGGCGTTCCGACAACCGTTGTCAACGGCATCGTAACGAATCCGCGCGCGACCTTCCCGACGTATCTCGACTCGGGTTTAACGCTCGATACGTGGCTCAATCAAAACATTTTGGAATACCGCGAAGGCGAAAACATCATCAAGCGCGACCTTTTCCGTAAATTCCCGCAAAACGACGGTCAAACCGGCGTTCTGGGCGCTTCGCAGGGCGGCATTATGCAAAATGCGTTTATGCAGCGTGTAGGACTGGATAACCCACGCATTTTGGAAGGCGGCGAAGATTTTTCGCTTCGCCTGCTTTCGCTCGGCGATTTCGACGCTTCGGCAACCGGCATCAATCAAACGATTGTGCAGCGAATCGAACTCGAATGCACCGAGTTGATCCGCGTTCCGAATTAAGAAACCGCTTTTTCTCACAATCAAAAAAAAACTTGGCAGCAATCGAAACGCTTTCCTTTGCTGCCAAGTTTTCAAAACCAAAAGGGCAAAAAATTATGAAACGCTCGAAATACTTTGAACATTTAATCGCAATTCAGCAGAACCCGGACGCGGCGCGCGCCGCGCAAGCTAAAATCGACGCGCAGCGGCTCGCAGACGTCCAGCGCGCCTTGCAGATACGCCCGGCGTGTTTACCCGTAACTCACAATTTACCGGCGGCGCAAAATCTGCCGACGCCCGTTTTGACCGATGAATTGTCTTATCCGGTCATCATCACCGGCGCGGTTACCGACGGCGAAAACAAATCAGCCGATATTTATATCGAGCGCGAAAACAATCAGCCGTTCGTGCGCTACGGCAACGACACGAATAAAAAATTATCGCTCGACGCCTTCGCCGGAAAAGCCGAAGAAACCGGCGCGGTGCAGGGAATTGTAAATTTCGAGCCGGAAATTTTACTCGACGAAAGCAAATCAATCACGCTCGCGCTTTACAACAATTCGGGCGCGCCCGAAACGGTCAACACGGTTTTCGTCGGCAATCGAATTTACAAAACGAACAGCGCCGAAGCGCAGATGTCGAGCGATACTTTGCGAAACGTGCAGGAAAACATCAGGGCGCGCCCCGTTCCCGCGCCGCGCTTTGCCGTCGTTCCGATTGTCTTTGAAAACGGCGTCGCAACCGGCAGCACGCCGAAAGCAGGCGAACCTTTAATGATTTACGGCTTTCGCTCGACGGTTTCGCGCGCGCTCGTCAATTTCGGCTTCGACGCCGAAAATCTTTTCGCAAAACGCAGCTTTCCGATTTGGGCGTTAGCCAGCGAGCGAAACAACGCCCGCAGGCTTTATAACCTGCTCAATTCGCCGCTTTTCATCTCGAAAGGCGAGCAGTTGACGTTTCTTTTCAAAAACACTATTGACGGCGTAAATTTCGCCGGAGACGGACAGCTCGAACTTTTGATGCGGACGGTATAAACGGCAATGGATAAACAATTATACGGATTCGAGGCGGGCTTTTGCGATGCAACCGACACGCCGCGCCGCTTGACCAAAGAAAATTTGCCGTGCGATGCCGTTTCGTTAAGCATCTGGACGGTTGACGATAACGGAGTTGATACGCCGCTTGACCCGGCGACAAATCCGAATTTCGTTTTCTTCGGCTTTAACGCAAAACCGAATATGCAGCTTTTCACCGGCGCGCCGTCTCGTTTGATAGGGTGCAAAAACGTCAACGAAATTTATGTCCGCGCCGCTAAGGGAAAGGCGCGGCGAATTTTTTTCACTTGTTACAAAGAGGCTCAAAACTAAAAAAAGGAAATCTCACAATGAAAAACCACACAATCTTTAAATTTTTAATTTTGTTCGCGCTGCTAATTTTCCCGGTTTTGCACGCCGACGCGCAAACGAATTTTTTCCGCACTTGTCCGGGAACGAATCCGACAATCAAAGTCGCGCAGGTTGCCGTAACCAAAGACGGCAATGTCAACATTATTCCGTGCGCGACGAAATCGGTATTAGTCAACGGCGTCGCTCTTAGCGGTTTGGGAACTGTGCAATCTGTCGGCTTAACGCTGCCGTCGATTTTTACCGTCTCAAATTCGCCGGTCAATTCTTCGGGAAATCTAAACGCAACGCTCAACAATCAGACGGCAAATAACTTTTTCGCCGCGCCGTCGGGCGCGAGCGGCGCGCCGGTTTTTCGCTCGATTGTTACAAATGATATTCCGTCGCTCGATGTTTCCAAAATCACGACGGGAACGTTTGCGGCGTCGTTTGTTCCGAATTTGGACGCCGCGAAAATCACGACCGGAACTTTCGCGTCGTCGTTTATTCCGTCGCTCGATGTTTCCAAAATCACGACGGGAACTTTCGCGGCGTCGTTTGTTCCGAATTTGGACGCCGCGAAAATCACCACCGGCACGCTCGACGCAAACCGCATTCCCGCTCTGCCTTATTTATCGACTACATCAAACGGCATAACACCTGCTAACAACACTTTCACCGTCAGCGGCGCATTAGCGGTTACGGGTGGAATTTCAGTTACCAATCAACTGCGCTTTAATGGCACAAATGTATCGTTAGGCACAATCGTAAGTAGCGCAAGTTCTACCGGAACATTTAATACTTTTGTCGGTTATGCCGCCGGTTCGGCAACTACGAGCGGAAATAATAATTCATTTTTTGGTTCTAGTGCCGGAATAAGCAATACGACAGGAATCAACAATGTTTTTTTTGGTTCGCTGGCGGCAAACGGTAACACGACGGGTAGCTCGAATACGGCAATCGGAAGCCAAGCCGGATATGGTAATTCTACGGGAAGCGGAAACGTTTTTATCGGTTATCAGGCTGGTTA